CAGGAAGGCCTGCAGGGCCGCGACGAACTCGGTAGAGGTCGCGAGATCGGTTGCAGTCCGGGCGAGCGCGACGACCGCGTCAGCGCCCGCCCCGGTGTCGCTGGCTGCCTTCGGCGTCGCGCCCGTGTCGAGGACCTGCACCGCGTCAGCCGCGGCCGCGGTGTCCGCAGACGACGCGGCGACGGAGAGCAGAGCGGCGTCGACGCCGCTCGAGATGTCCGCCGGCCCGGACCGGGCGAGCGCTGTCGCCGTGTCGCCGGCGGCGGCGGTGTCGCTGTCCGCCTTCGGGGTCGCGCCCTGGTCGAGCGCCGCGACCGCGTCGGCCGCCGAGCCCGTGTCGGACGCCGTGACAGCGCGCGTGCCGGCCGCATCGGCTGCGCTGCCGGTGTCCGTCGACGCGACCACGACCGCGAGGACCGTAGCTGTGTCGATACCGGCGGCGGTGTCAGCCGGGCCCGACCTCGCCAAGGTTCCGGCCGCGTCCGCACCGGACGACGTCTCGGCCGGCCCCGACCGTGCGAGGGTCGTCGCGGCGTCCGTGCTGCTGCCGGTGTCGCTGTCGTTCTTCGCCGTCGACCCCGCGTCGAGCACCGAGACCGCGTCGAAGGCCGTACCGGTGTCGGTGCTCGACACCGCCGCAGCGACCGACGCGGCATCGGCACCCGACCCGGTGTCGGGGGCGGTGAGCGCGACGGCGAGCGCCGCGACGACGTCCGACGATGAGCCGGTGTCGGCGTCGACGACCGGTGTCGGCCCGCCGCCCGCCCCCGCGAACGCGTGTTCGAGCAGGACGAGCAGCACAGCGGCCCCCCCGACGCTAGATCGCCTCGACGGTCACCACTGCGAGCGCACCGTACGACCCGACGCTGCTGCTCGTGATCTGCTTGACGGTGAACCCCTCGCCGTTGCGGAGGTTCATCTCCCGGATCTCGTTACCTTCGGGCTGCATCGAGATCGACGCTTGCAGGTACCCGCCGACCGCGGCGGCCGCGGTCACGCCGATTTCGTCGTTCATCGTGTACCACGAATAGAGGAGGACGCCCTCGGTCACCGTGCCACCCGACGCGCACGTGAACCCGGACATGGCCCCGTCCGCGGTGTCCGCCGGATTCGGCGTGATCGCCGTCCCACCCGTCAGGGTGCTGATCCGCTTGACGTCGTACTGCAGCCCGACACCAGTGATCGCCGTCAGCTGCGCGTTGATCAGGAACAGCTTCCGCAGCTTGATGATCTGCGTGGCGCTCGTGTTCAGCAGCGACAGGACCTGCCGGTTCTGCGCGCACGCGGCGGGCGGCGACCAGATGTAGTACGTCGGGTCAGCCCCCAGTGCGATGTACTGCTCATGCACCGTGTTCCCGCCCACCGAGCGGGTACGGGTCCGGACCTTCGCCCCGGTGCTGTCCGGGGGCACCTGCACTAGCGCGTCGGCCACAGTCGCCCCCCGATCAGGTGATCGTGACCGTGACCGTCAGCGCCCACGACCCGGATGCCTTCGTGCCGAGCGCCGCTGACGTCTTGTGGTTGAGCAGCGTCGCGTTCACGACCGCCGACGACGTGACCGTCGGCGTGCCGATGTCGAGCCCCCACTCGTTCCAGGCGTAGTTGCCGTCGCCAGTCGCGAAGGTGGCCTTCGCGGTGAGGACGTTCGTCGCGACGCTCGGGAACGTCGCGTCCATGATCTGGAACCACCGGTTCGCCGACCCCGCCGCAGCGGACAGGTCGGTGTCACCGGCGGCGGCCGACCCCGCACCGTTGCCGGTGCCGAGCCGGGTCGCCGTGTTCGTCGCCGCCTGCCCGCCGGCGCCGTTCAGCAGCGACAGCAGCCGGGTCAGCCCGGCGGTGACGAGTAGGTTCCCTGGCTGGTCGACGACCTCACCCGGGCAGACCTTGAGGTCCTCGAAGTGCCGGGCCGTCGGAGCGGCCGGCCCGCGCCGGGCGACCCGCTGTCCCGGCACCAGTAGCCCGGAGCGCTTGGCCACCCACTCGGTTTGGTCGGCGTCCCACTTGTCGACGTGCGCGTGCACCCGCCAGCGGGCTCCGTCCGCCTGCCCCTGCTCGAGCGCGCGCGCCAGGTCGTCGACGTCGGCGGCCGCGATCGCGGACAGCATCAGACGTCACCCCCGGCCGCGGTGTCACCGTCGACTACCGGCACCGGCTCGGGTGCCGGCGCGGCCTCCCGCTCGATGCCCTCGGCCTGCTCGTACTCGGCGAGCGCGAGCGCGACCGCGGCGTCGCGGACCTCGCGCGCCGGCGAGACCTCCGCCTCGAGCTCAGTCTCGGCCGCGGCGACCGCGGCGTCACGCTTGGTCTTCGCGGCGTCGTACGCCGCGGTGTACTCGGCCTCCGCCGCCTGGACGGCTGCCGAGTATTCCTCTGCTGCGCTCACGCGCGCACCCCTTCCTCGGGTGGAGTCGTGCGCCCGGGGTCCGGCCCCGGCCCCTCGTCGGGGGCCGGGGACCGGGGCCGGACGATCGGTGAGAGCCCTCAGCCCTCGAAGTGCGCCGCGCGCGGGTCGTCGCCCTCGACGAGGACGACGGCGCCCGGGTGCTCCGGCGTGCCGTCCGCGAGCAGCGACTGCATCGCGACGACGTGCTCGCCGGGGTCGGCCGCCACCGACTCGAGCTCGACGCCGGCGACCGCGGCCGCGTCGTCACCGTGCTCGTCGACGACGACCGGCTCGACAGCCGGCTCGGTCTTCTCCTTGGCCGCCACGGTCACGCCGTCGCGGTCGTCGCGAAGATCTTGAACGCGGCGGAGTTCTGCAGCGTCCCGTCCGCCCGGCCGAACAGGAAGAAGCCCGTCTGCAGGAAGTCCGCGTACCGCTCCTTCAGCGTGACGAGCTCGTTGCTGCGGACGGTCCGCCAGACGTACGCCTCGCGGACCGACCCGAAGCCCAGGGACTTCGAGCTGGTGGCCAGCGTCGCGCAGTGGTTGTTGATCGACACGCCGTAGCCGAGCAGCGAGTCCGGGGTGCCGGCCTGCACCGACGGCTCCCAGATCGGCCGGTTCTGGGTGTCGAGCAGCTTGCGGATCGCCTTCCGCATCGTCTGGTGCATCATGAACCGCGCGTCCGACAGCGACGACAGGTACGCCTCGTCGACGGACTCGACGAGGTCGACCAGGTTCGCGTAGCTGATGCCGCCGGTCGTGGCGAACGAGCCGGTGCCGGTGATGGTCGCGGCCGGGTTGAACAGGCCGTCCGGCTGCGCCGTGCCCGTGCCGACCGTGGCGTGCCGGTTGTAGATCCGGGCCAGGCGCTCGCCGAGCCGGCCGGCCAGCCACGAGTCGAAGTTCGGGTTGTCCTGCATGAGCTGCCAGCTCACGCGCACGAGCTTGCTGGTGTAGACGAACGCGTCGAGGCTGGACTGCCCGAGCGTGACGTCCTGCTCGGAGATCTGCGTGTTCTCCGCGAGGATCGCGCCCTCGTTCGCCGTGTCGTCGTTCGTCGCCCACGGGATGTTGACGCCGGTGTCCGTCTCGAGCGGCTCGGCGAGGGACAGCATCGGGCCCCACGCGAGCATCGTCTGGACGATCTTCTCGCGGAACGCCGGGGGGACGGTGAAGCCACCGGCCGCGCCGGTCGCGACGCCCGCGGCGTTCTTGAACTGGTCGCCGGCGACGAACCCGGCGCGCAGGACCTCGCGGTCCTCCGGGTCCATGTCCGCGGTCCCGCCGGGCGACGTGATGTACGCGGCGAACGCCTTCGCGTACCGGTCGTCGGCCTCGTCCTTCGCGCCGTCCCGCTGGCCCGGCACCAGGCCCGCCGGCCGCTCGATGGCGTTGCGGGCCGCCTCGGCCTTCTCGTGCCGCGCGGCACGGTCCAGCGCCTTGTCGAGCTCGTCGTAGCGGGCCTCGAGGCGGTCGTACTTCTCGCCGTCCTCGCCGGTCGGCGCGCCGCCGGTCCGCTCGATGATCTCGGCCATCTCGGCCCAGACGCGGTTCTTCTCGTCGACGTTCTTGTTGTCCTGCAGGGTGGGCATGCTGTCGTCCTTCCGTCTGCGCGCATGCGTGATCGCCCGACTGCCCACCACGGGCGCGGGGTCGTGCCCCCGCCGGACGGCGGGGTGATGAGGGGTGGGTCAGACGGCGCGCGC